GCTGGTATTTTGAAGCAAATCCCCATTATATCTTCTTTTGCAACAGCAACGGAGATTGGGGCTCGTGCCATAGCAACAATGGCAGCAATCTTTGGTTATTCCAAACCACGTACAGATAATTACCAAGCGTGGCAACCTATTTCTCGCCAGTCAATGGCAAATTGTGATGGGTGTGAGAATCTACTTACACTCACGGTGGACACAAAACAGGAATTATCCATAGATCCAACAGTAGCATCTCTAGATGTTAATGATGAGATGACAATCACGTCTATAGCATGTAGAGAATCGTTACTGACAGCATTTGGTTGGCCTACCGGTGTAAAAACCGAGAAAATGCTGTTCAACATTGTGGTGGACCCATGTGTCGTAAGACAGTCAGCGTCTGGTTCTAATGTACCCATACACATGCCAGCCTGTGCCTTTGCAACTTTCCCTTTTCAATATTGGAAGGGAACTATGCGATATAGGTTTCAGGTAGTGTGTAGTGGGTATCATAGAGGACGTCTTAAATTTGTCTATGATCCATATGGTGTCCCCCAAAGTTTGGGACAACCATCTGAAACAGAGTATAATGTTGCTTATACTCAAATTGTTGACATATCAGAGAATACTGATTTCACTATTGATGTAGGCTGGGGACAGAATACTCCTTTTAGGAGACATATTATGTTACCTCAGAATCAAGGTTCAACGTTTTCACCATTTTCTGCGACAGGTGCTGTCACCCCACTAGGCTTAAATTCTGCGAATTTGTCTGGTGTGGGTAATGGCACTCTCTCAGTTTATGTTGTGAACGAGTTGACAGTTCCAAACACTACAGTCAATAATGACATCACTATCCTTGTGTCAATTAGCGCTGCGGAAGATTTCGAAGTGGCCGTTCCTACTGAGGCCACTCTAAGTACATTAAATCTTACTCAGCGCCCAGATCCGGAGACTCCAACCAGAATGTCTCCACAAGGTGTTTTCGAGGAGGCACCCCCACGGACTGTAACTTCTGTAGTTTCACCCGAAACTCTATGGAAGTTGGGTTCTCCTTGTCCCCAAGATGCATTAGTGAATAAAATTCACTATGGGGAAGTAATTGGTTCCTTTCGACAATTACTAAAACGCTATTGTTTGCATGAGACTATAGCACTTCCTACGAATTCTGTCTTTGGACCTACCAGTGTCAGAATTGTTAGGAAAATGTTTCCTTTCTATGGAGGGTTTTCTAATGAGCCTGATTCTTTATCAGCTCTATTGATCGCCACTCCTAAGTTTACGTCAAATAGCTATACTTATGCAGACATGACCCTTTTGAACTATCTTTCTGCCGCGTATGGCGGTTGGAGGGGTTCTATTCGCTATTGCATAGACACCACTCCTATTTTAGC